GAGCCTTTCAACTCGCTCTGCGACGCCTTCAACCAACTGGCAGGAACCTCAGCCTCCTTGGTCTCGACTCCCTCTTTCGCTAACTTGTCGACGAACGCCTTACCGACATCAACATTTCCTTCATCGTCGATGCGAGCCAACTTGTCTGCCTTGCTACCTTCCTTAGGGATACCAGACAACTGAGGCATCTCGACACGAGGTACACCATCTGGATACTTGTCCGTCGCCACCGACGAACCACAAAACAAGTTCGTCCCAGGAACCGAGATTTGACAAAAGTTCAGATTCTTCGGCTTTTCCCCAGTCTTCTCCTCAACCTCTTTTAGGTAATCCGCCATCTTCTCGACAATGGTGACGGCTTCTTGAGCGGTTGCCATCTCGACGATATTTCCTTTGGCAATCTCTTCATACGCTTCTTCCACCGTTGACACCTTTACGATTTGCCTTCGTGATTTAGGGTCCCAGCGGACAGGCGTACCCAACTTTTCGCTTTCGCCCTGTGGCAATGGCATTTCCTTTGCTCTTCTTGCTTCACCTGCTTGCGGTACCGCCTTGACATGACCTTTCCATCTCTGCTCGGCGGCATAGCGACCAGCCGCCGAACGGTCCCCACCAAACCCTCCAGCCTGCTTGGTAATCGCATCGTACAAAATGACTTGCGCTGAACCCTGAACTTTCGTAATAGAACCAGCCTTCTCCACCTCTGACACAACCTGTGCCCACAAAGCGTCAGGCAAATCCCACAACACCCCATCTCTAAGGTGCTTCAAAACTGTCTGCTCCCCCTTGGACAACGGCGATTTACCGCAACCACAATCGCATGTCATGTCAACCCCAAATACTCACGAAGCCCTTGCGGAAGACCAGAACAACACCAACCTGCCTCAACTTCCAAACCGATTTGTGACCAATACTTCGGATTTTCCAACGCCGCCGCATAACACAGACGACCCTCATCTGTGTTCAACACCCCAAACTTCGAGATGTCATGCTCAGATAAACCTTCCACAATCATGCAAGCAATCGTTTTACACAGTTCATAATCATTCGGTTCTCTCATCGCATCATCCCTTCTGTGAGTTCACTATCTGCTGATTTACTTCTTCATCCAACTCGAACGGGTTGATACCAGATTTCATTGAGTCGTTTCGCTTGTCCAAGAAACGCTGATACAACACTTGATTCAAAATCTTTATCCCACCTGAAGGCTTATACTCAAAAATCTTTGTAGCAGGACGCTTGGAACCGTCATCGTTCAAGTTCGTGTCAACCACCGTCACCGAATCAAGGTTGCCTTTCTCAAGGTATTGAGGGAAGTTAGACGACACCTTGATGTGAGCGTTTCTCAAACTTTCAACAGGTACCGACCTACCAGTTTCCTTGGAACGAACATAAGCCCGAGCCTCCGCCTCATCGGTATCACACGAATAAGTAATCAAATGAACCTCCGCCGCACCACCGTCACGATACGACTGCAACTTAGCCAAAGACTTTTCGACACCGTTATCCAAAGTCCCGTCAACAATCAAATCTTTCTTCGTTTCTATTGCGGCGGTAACAATCAAGTTCCCGATAAGTGAAGACTCTTCATGCACGAGCGAAGCCCGTCTTTGCATCAAAGGACCGTCAGGAAGTTGCTTACCTTTCGGGGTTATCGTCATCTTGTTATCTGATGACTTTTCGGACTGACTCCATTCGGGTAACAGTTCTTTTACATCATCAGCGTTAGATATGACAGCATTACGAGGAGTTGCCTTGCCGTCAATCTTCTCACCAGCAGTCGGAATGTTCACACCCTCCATCGCTGGAGTAGATGATTTACCTGAACCTCCTCCACCAGCCTTCACAAACACCCTAGAACCCTCAGGGTTCGTTCCTTGCGGTACACCGCTCACGGCGTCACCAATCAACTTGTCCCAAGTAGCACGACGCTCATCCGTCAAAAACCCGTAGACCACCATCGCATAGTCAGGGCTATTTGATGTCATCCCTGTTCGTTGTAACTCTTTCGCCAAACTATCAAAATCACAATGAGTGTTCAAACTTGGCATTGTTTGAGCAAGTGCTTTACCTTCAGGTGTTTTGGGGTATTGCATCTTTCCACGCCCAAACTGTTTATGCCAACTACGAATGTGCTTTTGAGCAACATGCCCTCTGCCTTTCCATCGTTGATTGGCGGCATATCTGCCTGCTTCGGAACGGTCACCCCCAAATGAAACCGCTTTTTCAAACATTTGTTTTTTGATTCTTGCTGTTGCCAAACGGTTATCTATAATCGCATCAAAAGATTTTTGTACCTTGTATCCACCACCTCTCCTCTTATATTCCTGCACAAGCCAAGCATTGGCATAGGCAGATGGGTACACATCGAACTTCTTTTTTGCCTCAGATTTTACCCGTGCATACAACTTGGGGTCAGTCGGCACATTCTTCGACTTGAAGGTCGGCACATTTATCGGTTTGCCGTTTTCACGACGCCCCTTAGCCTCTGCTTGACGCTTGCGGCGAATAGCAGACCTGCGCTCATTCTCCGACATCTTCGCCGCAACAGAAGCAGGAACGCATTTTGGATACTTGCCCTCCGAAGCATCAGGACGCCCACATTCCTCGAAACCGCCGCCCTCTTTCGGTCTTGACAAATCAACCCACTTCTCGTCAAACCACTCCGACAGACCGCCCTTGGCTTTCTTCGTCTCTTTCGCCTTATTGCGAGCAGAGATAGCCGCCGCCTTCTTGCGGGCATCTGCTTTCGATGAAGCGCCCCACGCCCTCAAACTAAGAAGCAACCGTGTCGGCTTACCTTTTTCGTCATACTCTGGACCATTCGCATTACCCATACGAGCAAGGAATGAGGCACGGCGAGGATTGTCGCCGCTCTTGACTGGCGGTTTCAGATTCATGCCCTGTGCCTTTGCCGAAGCACGACCCTTAGCGTTCAATCCGCCCTTGGGGTTTTTTCCTTCTTCTCGTTGCCATGCTGGACTCTTCGCTTTATCGACCATGATTGGCTTGCGTTTATTTCGTTTGCGTTTCTTGCCGCCCATGATGGTATCGACATGCACCTGAGATGAGGTTGGCTGTTGCTTACCAACAGTCGTCAACTTCCCTCGGTCCAAAATCACCTGCTTGCCTTCAGGCAAAGCGACTACGGAAGAAACCTGCATATCGGTTGCCCGTTCTTTGTCCCGCATCGCCAAACGAGCCGCATCCTTCACCCACTTCCTCGCCAAAGGCTCAGGATTGGTGTAATCATTTGAGAACACATACTTGATGCGGGACAGCAACGAAGACCTGCCCTCTTCTTGCCTCATTTCTTTTCTTGCCCGAGCCTGAGCAACACGCCCAAGCACACGGGTCACAACATCGTGCATAACCGCAGTCGTCTTCTGCCCGCTGGTTTCGACGCCACGCAAACCCTGACCCTGCCAGCGTTGATTGGCGGCATACCGCCCAGCCTCGGACCTGTCGCCACCGAAAGACGCCTTCCAAATCGGTATCCCCTTATTCCGTTTGATTTCTTGGTCGATGAACTTTTTGGCGTTGTCGTAAATGAGGGCGACGCTGGCGTACATCATCGTCTGAAGATTGTTCTCGGAGATGTTCTTGGGAATCCCCACCTTCGCCTCTTCCTCCTTGAGGGTCGCTCGGTTCAATGCCCCAAACTTGTTCTTGATTTTTTGCAGTGCATTGTTTTGCTCGTCTAGGGTTGCCGTATCGCCGTTCTTCATCGCCTTTTCCGATGCGGCAATAGCATCCTCGGCTTGCTTCATCAACGATGCAAAGTTCTTTTTCAGACCATCAGCAAGTTTCTTGTTCACTTCATCGTCATCAGGAAGAGTGGGGTTGGCGATGCCCCGTTTCTTCAGTGATTCCACGGCGCTATCGAGAAGTTTTTTGTCGGAGAACCTTTCAATCATGTTCATAAGCGGCTGGCTTCGTTGCCGCATGTCGGTCACCCTTTGGGATGCTTCGCCGCCTGTCGGCTTGCCGCCCTTGGCGTGTCCTTTCCATCTCTGCTCTGCGGCATAACGCCCTGCCGCTGACCTGTCACCGCCGAACGATGCTTTGGCAATCGCATCGTCGGGCATCATCATCTCGATACGAGCCGCCGCACCACCAATCGAAAACCCTCGAATCTTGCCTTCCTTGACCAACTCCCACGCCCACGGCTTCCACTGCACACCGAGGAACACGGTCCCAGACGGATAGGTAACCTGCTGGCTCCCCTCCGCTTTGTTCATCCCAATGGTCACAGGAACAGGGAACGACATCGCCTCCAGCCACTCTCCAGCAACGATGTCCTTGTCATGTTGCAACCTGATACCACGGTCACCAGTTCGCACATACTCCCAAAGCGCCTTCTGCAACTCGTCCGCATCAGTCCACTCCCCATGAGCGTCATATCTGTTTGGGATGTACCAAGGACCAAGCGTGAAACGATGCTCACCATCAGACTTATGAAGAAGCGTCAACGCCTCTTCGCTTTTAGTCATGGCATCACTGACAGAAGCCTCATCTGGTAACTCGTCTGCCATGACCTCGTCAATGGCGTCTTGAACATGCGGCGGCAGGTCTTCCCACGCCACCTCGCCCTTAGCCCATGCTTGAGCCAACTCGACATCTTTTTGCATGCTGGTCTCAGCCATCGCATCGACAGTAGTAGTTGACCAGCCTTGCGTCACTCGCTAGAGGGGTTATCTTCTAACTCCATCTCTGGTTCCATCGGCGCCTTACTGCCGCCCACCAGTTCATAGCCAGAGTCTTCGATGGCTTGCGAAATCGTCGCCCACGCCGCTAACTGCTCATCCAGCGAAGCAACCATCCTTGGACCAACAGGCGTCACATACACGACCTGCCGAGCCTTGACCAACTCGTGCGCTCGCACCGTAATCGGCGCAGGACCGAAAAGCGTCAAGGAAACATCATCCCAGACGACCTCACTATCCTGCCCCTCATGTTCGACAACCCAAGTGTGTTCAATCACGGTTCGACCCACCGACCAATAGCCAGCCCAACGCCGTCATCATCAAATCTTGGTCCAATCTTCCAGTGGACCTGAAATAACTTGCACCGCCAAACACATTCTCGGTTGCAATCGTCAAAATCTCTGTTGGTTGCGACTGATAGTTGCTTCGCTCCAGACCGTACATCCGTCCCTGATACCCAGCAACAAACTTGTCCTCAATGTATTTACCGCCCAATCTCCATCCCACAGCCTTCGTGCCCCCAACGACTCTCTGCAAACCTTTTTCTAGTTTCTTTGCGAAAGAATCATCTGGCTGGTCTGGCTTACCAAATACTCGGCGACTGAGTGCCGCCTGCTCCAATACCCTCGTAGCACTGTCCCTGTACGAGATGGCGTGAACAGTCTCATGGGTCAAAGTGTCGGCGTCGTCCATGTCGGATTGAATCAAGTTCATTCCATCGTTGTAGTATCCACCGCCCCGAGAGGTGAACTTGTGCCTCACCCCAGCGACCAAGTCGAGCAACTTCTTCGGGAACCTTCGTGACACCTCCCCCATAATCTCTGCGACCACTTGGTTTCCAGTTTTGGATTGAGGTTTGTCATCTGCGATTCTGAGTAAGGTTGTTGTTGGAACATCAACTTTGTTGGCGGGGTGGTTGTCGCTCATCGCATTATCCCCAGCCAACACCCGTTTTACTTCGGCGCCAATAAGCCCTTGCACCCTCAAACTGTTTTCCTTCCCAGCCTTCCGAGCGTCGTCCAGCGCCTTGTAGTCAACTGGTCGAATCTCCCTGATTGCTTCCATCAGGACTTCGTCGGCGGTAGCCAACTCGAGCCTTGCGTCAATGTTCGCCGCCCTCGCCTGTTTTCTTGCTTCCCATAGGCGTCGAGCGGTCTCGTCATACGAACGACCGCCTTCGGTTTCTAGGTACTTGTTGTATTCACGGGTCGCCTTCATCAACGCCCCCTTCGCCTTTGCCGCCGCCTCCTTAGCCTCCGCAACCCTCCGCCCCTTCTCGGCAACCTCATTGCCAAGTGACTTGTCGCCAGCCATCGCCCGCCGATACAGGTCGGCGTCAGGCGACTCATCAGCATCCTCTGGCGCCCGCTGAAAGGAAATCGCATCGTCGAGTTCCTTCTGAGTTACCGTCCCGTTTGCTACCAGCCTTGCGCCGATTTCCTTGAACGCCTGTTGCCCCAACTCGTTGACTCGTCTTTCCGCCTCCATTGACTGCTTCGACGGAACAAGCATGACCTTTCCGTTCTTCCCAGTCTTTACATAAACGAACCGAAAACTGGTGGCTGACGAAGACTCGTATTCCTCTGGAGTCATCGGGTTTCCCGCCGAACCTTTATCACTTATCGGATACTCCAGCATGCCGTTTATCCGCCTCAAAAGCGCCGACACCTCAGCCGTAGCATCCCGCAAGGTCTTACCCTCCTTGCCCTTGTCCTCCCGTTTCACATGACCCTTCCAGCGTTGCTCAGCGGCATAGCGACCAGCGGCAGACCTGTCGCCACCGAAAGACGCTTTTAGTATCTCCTCGAGGTCAACCTGCCGCAACAGTTCGATAAGGTCGTCATCGTCATAGTAATCAAGGTCTTGGATGCCAGCCATGTCAGTTGCCCTCTTCCATTTTATTGACCATCAAATCAACAGGAAACTCGATTGAGTGACGGTCCACGCTAACCACACCGTATGACTGCATCGGCTTGAAACCGATTCTCTGCCAATAGTCCCTGCTCTCATCCGTGGTTTCCAGCATGATGCTCTGAACACCCTTACCAGCGGAATGTTTCAGCAACTCCCCAAACAATGCCTTGCCCATTTGGGGAACCGATTGAAAACTCACTAAAAACTCCACATAGACGGACCTGCCCTTGACATTCAGAACAACTGGCGGACCGTTGTGGTAGAGCATCCTCAAATCGACATCTTTTTTGAGTGTTGAAATCATCGTTAGCCCAGCAAGTTTGCCATCTGCGTCACGGCTCACCAACAACTCATCCTCAAAATCCTCATCGGAAGGGTCACGAAGCATTTTCGTCAACGCCATTCTCCCCAATCTTCTTGCCTCGTGCGCTCTTCTCAACACTTCATTCATACGAAGATACTCCTCCTCCGAAATCTTCCCCTTGCTCAATCGAAAATCGTTCAACTTGTCTGCCCCGTCGATTCTTTTCCTCATCGCATGAATCTCATCGTCCAACTTGTCTATGTCGTCAGGAGTCAAATCAGAGCGACCATACGCCTTCGTCTCCACACCAGCGTCCTCGACCGTTCGCATCGCCGCCCCTATGAGAGACAACTGGGCGCCAAGATTCTCCGAGACCTGAAGGTTGTAGGGATTGGACGGGGCGACTGGCTGTTTCTTGACATGACCCTTCCATCGCTGTTCAGCCGCATACCTGCCTGCGGCACTACGGTCCCCGCCAAAAGAGGCTTTGATGAGGTCAGCCAATCGCATCTCCTCATCAAGTTCCCCAAGCCTGTCGAACCAGAGGTCGTCGATGAAACCCAAGTCAGCCATTCGCCTCAAACTCCTCAGTCTCAGGGTTGAAGGTCTCCGTTTGGCGAACCGACACAATCTTCACAGTCACGGTTTTTTTCTCAAACTCCACCTTGTTCCGTGCCTCTCGCTCCACGGACCGTTCAATAGCCGCATACTGTTCTGGGGGCAACAAAGCCTTCACCTTCGGCAACGCTTCCCGTGCGATGACGATTCTTTCTGATGGTTGAATCGTCTCAACTCCGAGCGAGGGCATCTGCCACTGTGGGACAGTCACGGTTTGGACACCGACGACCTCGAACTTGCCGCTCGTTATGACTTCTTGGTCGTGCCGATACAACGCCCTGTCGCCAAGGGAAACACCCTTTGAGCCTTCTTCGATTCGCATGAGGATTGGTTTGCTTTCACCGCTGTAAGCCTGCGTGTATTTCGCCGCCGCAATAGCGTCCCTGCTGGTCGACGCCAAACCGAGAGTCAGCGTATCGCCAACCTGAGCCTTGTCCACCAAGCCTTTCGTAGCCGACCGAGACGGCTCCAAGCCACGCCACAGAACAGGTTGACCTTCAACGCCTTGGTGGATGCTCGCCAACAAATCCTTGGCGTCTTGCGCCAGCATCGCCTCTGATGGCGCACGAGAACCACGGTCCCGCCCCCACCGTTCGACGGGAGCATCTACTTGTCCCATCAGATAGGCGGCGTGGCTTGCGATTTCCTTGCAGTAAGGCAGGTTGTTGTAGTCCGTTTCCCACCCTTTCTCCCAGCGGCTAAGTGTTCCAGACTTGACTGGTCCCTTATTGCGTGGACTCGTGTTGACGGTCAACTTTTTATCGGTGTCGTTATTGAGACCCCAATCCTCGTCTATTTGAGCGCTACTGTTGATGGCTTGCCCAATACTGACAATGTCTTTGGCGGTGTGCGGCTGGTCAGGACGAATAGGAACAATGGGCTGGTTTCGCACAATGATGGCGTCCACACCCAGTTCCACTGCAACCCTCGTGTCATCTGAGTGTTCCCGCAGACTGCGAACCACATGGTCTACCCATTTCGGTGACAAGTCCAACTCACCGCTGGTAGCCATGCGGCGGAACTCCCCAGCGGTGGTCTGCCACACGCCAGTCGAGTTGCCCTCCTCATTTGGGTCGGCTTTGACCAAGTCGTCGTAATGCCCACGGCTTATGCCGCCATCTATGCCGAACCCGTGAACCTGAATCACGCCCTTGACTGTGTAGGTCTGCGGTGTGCCGTTTATCAAACGCATGAAGTCCCCTGCCCCACCAGACGGCGGACTGCCAGCAGGCTTGTCTTTCACATGCCCTTTCCACCTTTGCTCAGCCGCATAACGACCTGCCGCTGAGCGGTCACCACCGAAGGAGGCTTTGATGAGAGCGGCAAGGTTCTTCCCGACCGCCTCTGTTGACAGAACAACCCTCTGCACTTCGACCGATGGACCAAGAACCAAAACCTCCCGTTCCCCTTTTCCGCCAAAACCCTGCAAACCCACAGCAAAAATCGAACCTACGGGAACCAAGGCGGTTATTTTCACTTCTTCCAGTTTTCTGCGCTCCCCCGTCGCATCCCAAAGCGGTTTGTAAGTCCCACGAAAATCTCCCGCTATCTTCGGGCTACTCGTCCAACTACTCGTGACCGCCACATCCAGAAGCCCGTCCTTGGCATCCCTCAGTTGTTCTTCCGTCAAAGCGGTGCCCCTGAACAGCCTTACATGCGTCGTACCTTCTGGCAGTTTTTCTTTTATGAGCCGTTGCGTGTCGTCGTACACTTCTTTCACCAAAGCAGTCAAAACTTGTTTCGCCGCATACCCCTCATCTGTATTCATTATCTTTGTAAGTTCGTCGGCATCTTTTCTCTCGTAGTCCTGCTCGGCGTTTCGATTTGATGAGGCACCAAGGCTTTGTCCAGTCAACGCCGCCACTTGCGCCCTACCTTTTTGACTGCCAACGGTCCACCCTTGTTTCAAGGTGTGGACCAACCTGTCCGCCTGCGTCAAAGAGTCGGATTCCATGTCACCTATTGACCCAGAAAGTCGTATCAACTCGAGTTCTTCGGTTTCCCAACTGTCATACATCCTCGGTTGAGCGCCCTGTCTAGAGATTATTTCGTTGACAATAATGCCCACTTCTTTTGAGTTTTTGGCACCACTCAGTTCTTCTTTATAGGCGTTCAGCAACCGCAACGCCTGTTGCCCTTCCTTGGGATAAGACATGGATAGTTGCACCAACACTGCGGCGCTCAACTCAAAGAAACTAAACTTTTCGACAAGTCGCTCAACAATCCTTTTGGTGAAGTCTTCTGAACTCGTATCAGTTGGTTTTGTCAGCCACGACAACTGAGACTCGTTCACAACCACCGATGCAGATTTGCCCCCCTTGACATGCCCTTTCCATCTCTGCTCGGCGGCATAGCGACCAGCGGCGGAGCGGTCGCCACCGAACGACGCTTTGATAAGGGCGGCGCTCGAAATAAACGGCGCCAAAATAAACATGATGACTGGATGCTCTGGTGGCAAATCGGCAATGTCGATGGACCGCTCCAACATCTTGACGACATCTTTCCTATCCTCAAAAATCGGGCGAAGAATCGGTGCCGCCAACTCGCCATAAGAATCCGCAGAAAAACCAGTTTTTACCGATGTCTGACCAAACAGGAACCAAGCCGTCCACGCCTCAGCCACATACTCAAACTCATTGCCCTGACCGTAACGGGAAACAGATGTAGGGATTTTCCCCAGCCCCAAGATTCCACGCCCATAGTGAACCGTCGATGAAGCGTCCATTCTGCGACCCCCGCCCGCCATGTCAATCGCATGACCGAACTCGTGAACCATCACCGCATAGCCCGCCCGTTGGCACATCGTCCGAACAACAGCAGTTCCACCATCCACTGGAATCGTGACACCCTCTTGAGTAAATCTGAACGACAGATTTTGCCCAACATCCACTTTGCCGTCTCTGAGCGCAGGGAGCAGTTTCAGTATTCGCCCCTGAATCGTCTCTTGTTTCAGCGTAATGTAACCGCTTTGGTAGTAGCCATTGGCGTCCATGTTTTTGTAGGTGTACGAACCATCATCACCCAACGAAATGTTTTTTACCAGCGTCGCCCCGTTTTCGGTGTTCATCATCACCTCTTCGATGGCTTGAAGCGCACCCAACTGCGTTACTTCTTCAAGGCTTCCAGCCTTCACTGGAACAATCCGTACCTTCACCCCGTATTTGTCCAAAAAATAACTGGAGCGGGCGGCGGCGCCACGACCATATCGTTTTTTCAACTCGTCGAGTGTGCCCATCTTGGGCATGCCGTACTGGTCAAGCCCAAAGATAAAGTTCTGTGGACCGTTGGCGAGTTTCTCTTCAGTGGTGCGAACAGTGGGCGTTGTGATTGGCGGGGTGGTCACATTGCCGCCTGCTTGTTCTTTTTTCTGATGATTCTTCCATCTCTGTTCGGCGGCATACCTGCCAGCCGCACTACGGTCCCCGCCAAAAGAGGCTTTGCGTAAGGCACGGCGAACCATCGCATCAACTCTGACGAGGTTTTTGATGTCAGCCACGACTATTCCTCCTCACCAAAATCGACGATGAGATTCATGTTGCATCGACAGTTTGGGTGCGCTGGCGGATACGCCTCACCATTCGAGAACACCCCCAACACAGGCACAGTCTCGCCACCCAACTCCAAACAGATTTCGCATACCGCTATACCAGCCCACCCATCGGGACCGACCACCCACTCCTTGTAGGCGTTGTTCAAGTCCAAAAAACCTTGGTCGGCGGCTTGAAGCCACGACACCAACTGCCCTGTGTTCTGGGCGGCGATGATTTCTGTGCGGGCAATCGTGTCCGCTCGGGTTCGCACAAGACGAGCACGATACTCCTCGGCGGCGCCTTGCGCTCGAGTGGCAATCTCTTCCGCCCCCAACTCGGGGAACATTTCGGTCAGGTCCTCGATTTGGTTTTCGTAGAAGTTGTCGACCGCCGCCTGCCAGCGTTCATGTAGCCCGATAACCCTCACAAGTTGACTGGATGCGCCGATAACCCCACCACCGCCTGCGAGAGCGTCTGCAATGATGCGCCGTACAGCCGTCAAAGTTTCGGTCTGAATCTGCTGAATCAGTGTCCCCGCCCGAGTTGATGCCCACTGAATGGCTCGAGGGTCCAATCGGTCGAATCGCATCGAAACAGAAATACCTTCAGGCAGTTCCCTAATGGAGCGTTCGACATCCCTCAACAACTGTTCACGGGTACCGTCCGAAACATCCACAAGCGAAGTACCAAGAGAGCGTTGCACCTCAGCGGCAAACACCTCTTGAAAACTGCGGAGGTCAGCCGTACCTGTGCGACCTGCCGCAATCATGGCGTTCCTCGCCCGCTCAGCGGCGGCGGCAAGACCACGGAAAGCAGTGTCGTACAGGTTGGCGAGTGCCGCTATCTCCTCACGAAGAACAGGGTCAAGGATTTCAGCCTTAGTGACCGACTCGAGCGTGTGGTCGTGCGGCATGTCAGCCGCCTTTTTGCTGTTCCTGCTGGGACACCATCTCGAACAGGTTGGTCGGCTCTGGTGCTGGAGCCTCGCCTGCGGGGGCGCCCGTAGGTGCGCCTGCGGGCGGGGGTGCGCCTGCGGGGGCGCCTGCGGGCGGGGTTGGCGGAACTGGTTGACCAGTCAACGGGTCCATGCCCTGCGGAGCCATCATGCCGCCCTCCTGCTCCGAACGAGGCGGAAGATTAGCGAGCGACCTCAGATAGTTGTCCATCTCGAGGTCTGGTTGCATCGCACCAGCCGAAGTCATCTTCGAGACGAAGTCTCCGAGGACACCCAAGTCAACATGTGTGATTTCGCCAGCCTTGATTTTCGGCAGTCTTGAGGTATTCATACCGTTCAACCTAAACAGGCGAGGAATGGCGTGGTCGTTGAAAGTATCGGCAATCGTGTCCGCAATCTGCTGGATGGCAGAAGTGAACAAGTCAATCTTCGATGCACCCAAAGCAAACGAGCCGACCTTGTCGTGCCCGAGAAGGATGAAATCTGCGAGGACCGTCATGGCGATTCGCTGGTCATAGCGGGTCACCACTGCATCCGTATTGAACTGGCGGGTGCCACCAGAGTTGAGGAGCGTCAGTTTGTAAAGTTCACGACCCTGCTCATCGTAAGCCAATGGGAACAAGACACCTTCGTTCTCGTTTCGCTTGATGCGGCGAATCAAATCTTGCATCGCATTACGGGCAGATACTTCTGCTGTGGTAGCGGCGGACGAAAGCATCGACGGTGGAACATAGGCAACAGGCAAACCAGCCAAGTCACGCTCAATACCTACAGCCTCAATCTCCTCAATGGTCTTCTTGAACTTCCACGGTCGATAAGCGTTGCGGAGAATCGACCTGCCCTCAGGGTTGTTGCGAGGGTTAGCAGTGCGGAATAGGAGACCCTTCTCGATGGGAATGGTCACCAAACCTTTTGGCACGGACGGGTCTGACTGTTGGAAAGCCCTCACACCGCCGTTGTCATCGAACACCCAGTCCCACAGTGTTTCTTGTCCTCGGAGCGCAATCTTGCGCCAACCGATTTTTCCATCAGTGAACTTAGACCGTTTCATGCCGCTCTTGGCATCTGGCGAGACACGCTTCTTGTAGACAAGTTCACAAAAGGCATATCCGTAAGGAAGGAAAGAAAGAATCTGTGAAATCATCGCCGACCATGATTCGCTCATGTCGTGCATGCACTCCTCGACGAAGATGGCGTTTTCTTTATCTTTCCGTTTGACTTCTTTGTCTTTTTCGTGCCAAGGTTCTACTTCCCACTTGATGGCGAGAATCAGTTTTTCAATCGCATAAAGCATCGCCCCAATGACTGGGTCGTTATCTGACATTTCTCGGTAGACACGGGCACCCCTGATTCCTCTGAGGTCTGAGACGAACTCGTCGATAACGAACCCTGAGGTCCGTTGCAAACCAGATGAGCCAAGTTCAATAAAATCGTCAGCGCTCGCCATGATTTCCGAAGTCTAAGATAAACGGCGGTAGAGGGGCGGTCTAGTGGGGTTGCTCTGGCGAAGAGAACTGCATGTCTTCTATCAGGAAGGCAATCAAACGAAGTGCTTGTTCTTCGCTAAATCCAGACCCGCATAGTGTCAAAAACATTTCGTTCAACGCCACGGCGGCACCCATCAAAGGTGACTCGTTTGAGTTTTGCATGCGGGCACAGTAGCACCCGAGAAGAAGGGGAAAGCCTCTCGGGTGCTAAAGCGTACTTCAGGCTTCTGGCAAACCAAATGCCTCAAGTAAGTCTTCGGATTCAACTGCTCTGATGAGTAAGCCGTCTGCTTCCGCTTCACCTATGACTTCATTGACAGTTCTTGGCTTGAAAATCTCGACAATCCTAAAAACAGGTGCTTCATGGTTTGCCTTGACCATTACCAAGTCAAACGCAAGTTGTAAAGAGTCCATTCCTCGGTCCACTATCATCGCCGAGAACAGGCTTATGCCGTCATACTCGTAAAGGTAGACCTCATGGTTTGGGTTCTCTTTTGAGACCAGTTTCAAGATGAGGAGTTCCATTTCAAGTGGCTCATTTTCTTTGTAAAACAGCGGAGGCAAACGCTTCAAGCGCTCTTCTCCGAGTTCTTCCGCAAGATTTATGAGAGCAACAGGGAAAACTGGCAACTCCGAGTTCTCTGTCATCGTGCCGCTTTGCTAAATGATTCGTTGAGGAATCCTCCAGCGTCCTTGCCAAGGATTTGACATAGGCGCACGAGGGTGTCGATGGAAGGCGAAAACAATCCGTTCTCAATACGGTTCACGGTCTTGCGGTCTAAACCAGCCTTGACAGCAAGTGCCTCTTGGCTAAGTCCTTCGGCAATGCGTACCTCACGGAGGTGGTCACCGATTGCGTTAGTTGCCTGTTTGCGGGTTAGGCGGCGTTGTTTCTGTTTGATGGTCATTACTTGCTCCTTTTTTGTGGATTGTATCGGGCGACGACGCTACGAACGGCGACGCCTTTCTTTTTTTGGGGATGGGTGTAGACCATGAACTCGAACCCGTGCTTTCCGTAGGTATGCAAGAGTTGTCGTTTGGTCATGTAGGGAAGTGCGTCGTTGGTTTTGACAGTCATTGTCTTCAACACGAACCAACGGTTCGGGAACTTGGAGATGTCGGTGAGAATCCCTGAGTATTTGCTTCGCCGTTGGAATATCTCGTCATCTATTTTTACCTCGATGAGGTGCGACGGTAAGGTCTCTTTTTGGGGCATTTTTGTTTCCTTTCTCATTGTTGGGTTAGATATTATCGGGACAGTCGTGGGTTGTCAACTCTTTGTCGGAAGATTTACCAGTTCTGCCTGCACGAGTTGACGAAGCATGCGCTGGTAGGAACCTTGAAGGTGCCAAATCATGCCAAAGTCAACGAGCCTTTGGAAGAAGTCAACGACCTCGTCGTCGGTCATCATTCCCATCTCGAACATTTCAAACTCTGACACTGTCGGGATTTCGTTTTCGTTTCGCATCACTACCAGCCTCGCTTTCCCTTGGTGAACTTCGTGGTCCCGTAGTAGCGGACATCAAAATAGTCAATCATCAGGTCGGAGTTGTTGTAGTTGTATTGGTTACGGATTTCTTCAACGATTTTCTCCAACTGGTAGACATTGAACAAATCAAGGTACTTTCCGTTGTCGTAGGTTCGCATGAAGTCATAGTCATCTCTGACATGCCTTTCGGTCAAACGGTCCATGTAGAGCGCTTCGGCGAACTCTCCCATCTTGTCGTATAAGGCGTCCGAAAGTTGCAAGTCGACGCTGATTGAACGGTAGCCGTCCAACCTGACCGACACCCCTATCTCGTCCAAGCGCCTATCAGGCGGGAAGCCAGCCCCCCTTGCGTTTTGCGAGTTCCAAGTTTTCAGAGTCTTGCGAACCTCGGTTCGCACGAGCGCCGCTATCTGCTTGAGCGGCAGATTGCGAGTCGCTTCGTAGAGCGGGCTGGTCGTGGTCATTGCTGTTCTCCTTTCGTGAGAATGTTTAGAAGTCGGGTCAGAGCGGTTTTGGCATCTTGTTTCGTCAAGAAAGTGTCGGTGTAGTAGTTGGGACGCTCGTTGGTTGTCGTGTCAATGATGACCCACTCGGGGCGAGGCTTGATTGGCTTCGTGCAGTGACCGTAGTAATCACGCCATTTTTTGTGGAACACATCACAAGCCGTGTGCTGACATCCCATTTCTTGCATGTCCTGTTCCTGCTTGACGATGATGTAGCGGGTGGTCATTTCTGTTCCTCCTTTTTGGGTTTCTTGGGATGGGTGACTTGAGTGGCGAGCGGATTCGCCCAGTCGATGGGCACCAAAAGTTTCTTGAGTCTGTCGGTGGTTTTTTCTTTGTTCAACACACCGACCACGGTGGCGGCTGGAGCCTTGGTGCCTTTCTTGAAAACATTGCCTCTGGTATTGGTTCCGAACTTGATTGGCACGGCAACAACGAGAGCCGCCGCCAGAGCCACTAGAACCACTTTTTCCTTGGTCATTTTCTCTCCTTTCCCCACGGTTCAATCATACCCCGTTTCTGCCCCGATGTCAACTCGGGATGTCTTCCTCCAAAACGGCAACAAAACCGTCGCTCTCGAGGACCGTTTTCATTTTCTCGAGCGCCTGCTTGATGGCGAACTGTTTGGCGGCTTCCTTGCCCGTCAGACCAGCCGCCTCGTACTCGCTCATGGCAGTGGCGTACTCGTCGTGCTGGGCTTGAATGACCGTTGTGTGCCAGCCGATGAACTGGTCGTCGTCGAACTCGGACCAGTCCGCCCAGTAGCCCTTGCGGTCCGCCCACTCCACGAGAGCGGCGAACTTCGCCTCGTCGGTGTAGCCGAGGATGTCCCGACCAACCGCCCATTCGGACTTGCTCAGTTTGTATGTCATAGGTACATGGTCTCCTTTCCCCACGGTTCAATCATACCCCATCCATGTCCCATTCGTCAAGTGGTTTCGTCAAGTCTTCGTAAAGTCGAAAACGACTGACTACCTCCTTGAATGGGTCTTTGGGGTCTTTTTCGATGGCATCTTCAAGATGTTCGACACCACGGCACATTGCCTCATCGAATGTGCTTGTCAACCTCAAAATGAGTCGCATCTCCTCACCATCAACTTTTCCATCTTCGATAAGCGGACCGAGTCTGGCGTTCAGCGCCTTGACAATAAGCCACATCTCCTCAAAGGTCAGTGTAAATGTTTCGCTATATTCGGTTGTTGTCATATCCCTGCTACGCACGATGTATCACAGACTGTGACGACGCTCCTTGAACGCTTGCCGTTCTGCCTCATAATCATCATCAACTGCTTGGACTATCTCAAAGTCCCATAACCCAAACCGCAACTTATAGAAGTCGGCTTCGACGAAGTTGGTAAATCGCATCGCTCTGGCAAGCCTGCCTGATGTTCCTACTGCTTGTCCGTTTTGTCCTTCGACGATGAAACGACGCCACCCATCAGCGGTGCGGCGTTGGATAACAAACTCGGTCAGATTTCCCACCCTGCGTATCCGTCCTTTTTCAACTGTTTGTTGACTTTCTGCTTGGTTTCCACTTCGACCTCCTGAGCGGTCTTGCCTTCTTTGGCGGCGATTGCTTCGATGAGCCGCTGGATTTCTTCGACTGGGGCGAAGGCATGCGTCGCATTGGGATAATACTTCTGCCACTCGAGTTCTCTCTTCAGTTCCGCTTTGGCGGTGTGAAGGGTGGTGATTCGCTCATTCTTGAAGCGGAAGACGCCGCCGTCAGGGAGGAGGGCTTTGGCGAGTTTCTTGGCTTCACGCTCGGCTTTTGCGGCGGCTCTGGCGGCTCTGGCTTCGAGGTCCCTGCGGGCGACGCCTCGTGTCCAGTCGACGGGAGCGGTGGGGAAACAGGCGGTGCAGAGGATTTCACCCTCCTGCTGGACTGCGTTCGCCTCCGTCAATCCTGAGAGGTTTGGGAGCCATTGAAAGCGGGTGTCCTCGAAGCAGGTGTGGCAATACATCGTCTTGTGGATGTGCCCGTTGGTGTTGGTGACGAGGAAGAAGCGGCTCCACTGGTGCTGTTGGTAGAGAGCGTCGAGCGGGCGGCGCTCTTCGGCGACCGCATTGCGTTGCTCGAACTTCTCCTTGAGGCGTTTGACGGCGTCGGCAAACTGGAGTTGACCCCACTCGCTAAGTTGCGGCTCGAGCGTGTCGACGGTCGTTTCGATGAAGCGGATTTTGCGGGCGAGTTCCTCACGCTCGTGCCCGTGGGTATGAATCATGCGGGCTATTCTTTCTGCCTCCCACTGGATGTCGGTCCGCAAGCGGAAGTCCTTTTGGTACAGTTCGGCGAGTCTGGTGTCGGTTGCGACAGCCAACTGGTGAAGTTCCAGTTCGGTTCGGTTCCCCATCACGAGACAACTCTACCCCCGTTTAGTACCCGTGTCAAGTACCCCACCAAAAAACCCACCCCAACCAAACACCCCCCCTCGCCGAAGGCGACCGATTTTTTTTCCAACCCCCCCAATCGCATCACATCAACCAAGGATTCACCTGACCCACCGACACAGGAGCAACAATCGGCGCAACCCACACCCTCGGCTCATAAAACCCCAACAACAACGCCTCAGCACGGTCAGGAGACCCCAAACCCCGACCCCGCATCTCCCCCTTCCCCACCACCTTCAACCGCCCCGAAGAATCAGCCACAAACTCACCCAACCCCAACTGACCCACCGAACGCACATCCAAACCCACCAACGAAACAACCTGCCCCCCACCAAAATCAGGCTCCAACAACACCCGAAGATTCCACCACATCTCCGCCCTCACATTCTTGAACCGACCCACATCAACAGCCCGCTCCGCCACATTCACCCCAACAATCCTCGCCCCATGCAACCCCTCCCGACCCCACTGCTCCAACAAACTCACAACACCCCAACCCAACCCAATAGCATCAACCTTCACGGAGACCATACCGCCGAAGCCCCCCGTCGCAGGACTGAGCGCCGACCCCCCACCCCTAGGGGCGAACACTTGTTCGGTACTACCTGTAGTAGGTGACTCTGGGTGGTTGTTTGACCACTCTCCGTGGCGCCCATAAGGTATGTTATGTAAAGTATTTTGGTTTTTGAGGTCGTTTTCGGCGTCGTGGATGTGTTTGAGGACGGTTTGGGCGACGGTTACGGCGTTGCTGTTGGCGTCTCCGCTGGATGTGTGGATGATTTTGGCTGTGTAGCCGTCGATTCTGGCGATGACGAACTCGTCTCCTCCGTCTGAGGCGATGTCGACGCCGAGTTTGATGTCGTTTGAGTGTGCTGGGTTGGTGTTTCGTGTTGCTTCGTCTATCCATGCGGCGGGGATGATTCGGTTGGTGGTGTTTTCTACGAAGTTGGCGTGGATTCTGGCTTGGGCGAATGGGGAGTTTTCTCCGAGTTCGTGGATGATGTCGTTGACCCATTGTTTGTCGACTAGGTGTGTGGCGATGGCGTGTTTTTTGATTGTGGGTGGGCAGGTGGTGCAGGTGCCTGTTGGTTCGCCTGTGAAGTTTGGGGTGTCGTGGGCGGAGATTTTTATGGTGTTGTAGATGTTGCTTCGGCAGGCTCGTTCGAACCATGAGTTGGTGGTGTCTGTGGGTGGGTTGCCGAGTAGTAGTAGGCGGGTGTTTTCGCCTGTCATTAGGGCTTCTAGGGCGTTGCCGATGGTGTCTGAGATGCCTCCTGCTTCGTCGACGACGATAAGGAGGTTTGGTGCGTGGATGCCTTGGAGTGCGGTTTCGTTGTATTGGGCTGGGGCGAATCCGAACGCTACAACTGTCGCATCACGCTTCCATTCGGTGGTGAGGCAGTCGCCGTCGAGGTTGTGGCGGGCGTGGAGTGTGCGGATGTGGGACCACAAGATGTTGCGAACTTGTCTGAAGGTGGTTGCTGTGGTGACGACTTGGCTGGTGCCTGTCGCATGAGTCATCGTCCAGTAGGCGACGATACGGGCGGCTAGATGGGATTTGCCGGGGGCGTGGCAGGCGGGCACCGCAGTGCGTTTGTTGTCTCTTATCGACTCGAGAATCTCCCGCTGTTTGCTCCAAATCGTTTCTTTCAAGCCTCTCTCGACGAAGCCGATAGGGTCGCCTCGATATTGGCTCCACGGGTCCTCGGCTATCCGTTGAACGATGACAGCAACAGCCGCCCGTTCTTCATAGGTGAGGTTGGCAAGCCATTCCCGCCGCTTCAACGGGGTCGCATCACGAAGAAAGGCGACAATCCTCGCCTCCAACGATGCGCTACTCGGGTTTAGGTCCACCATCGCCGAGCAATCCCTCAATCTTCGACGCTAGTTCATCAACCGAAACATCCAACTTCAACGGCGCACCATCAGCACCAGTCACCTCAACCTTCTGATTCTTCCCCCAACGGGCAGGGAACGACCTTTCAAGGAACCACGAAGCCGCCTGCCAACTTCCATCATTCGCCGCCCGCTGAACCAGCGTAACATTCCGAACTTCTGCCGCCGCTCGAGCCTGCTCCACGGCGTCCCGAAAGTCCCGCAGACGCTTGGGTGCGTTGGGTTGTTCGGCTTCTTGTAGCCATCGGTAGAGTGTGGTTTTGCTGATGTTTGCGTAGTTTGCGGCTGTTTCGAGGTAGTTGCCTGCGGTGATGGCGTCGATGATTTTTTGTTGGGTTTGGAGATTGAGTTTGTGGGTTCGTCCGTGTTTGTGGGGCATGGTGGGGTTGATTTTAGGTGTTTTGGTGGGTTTTGGGGTGGTTTAGTGGGGTGTTTGGGTGGGTGTTTTGTTGAGTGGGGTTTTGGTGGGTGGTGTGTGTGTTGTTTCTTTCCCTTGTAGATGAGGTTCCGATGGTTTTGGAATCATCTTTTTTCCCCAGGCAAAAATGGTCGCATCACTGTTGGTTGTGTTTGAAAAGGGTTGTTTAGATGGTTTGGGGGTTTTCTTCGTCCACCAAGGTGAGTGTGCTATCTCTCCATCCGAGGTTCACGGCTCTCCACACGCTCGGCGGATGGTGCCGTTCGATTGCGTACTTGTGGCGGGCGTCCTCATAGAGGCGGACGATGTGACAGCACCATTCGCCATCGGCTTCGAGAATCGTCTCTTCGGCGAACGACATGGGGATTCCGTCATGGTCAGGGCAGATTGGCGGTCCGCAGAATCCGAGGTCGTAGCCTTGTTTCAGCCATTCGTCGAAAGTGGGTTTTCTTTTATCAGTCATTCGCATCTCCTATCAGGTCAGGGTATGGAATGTTGAGAAGGGTTACACCGAGAGGGTTTTTGAGTTTGACAGCGCTGTTGTTCCAAAGTGAACCGTATCGTGAAGTGGCAAAAAGAATGAAGTCGATTGCCTCGAAGATTGCTGAATCGTCGTCCCCCGCCACAAATCTGAAAGTCATCTGCGAGTTGCCGCTCACCGATTGAAGCGTATAAATAATCCCGTCCTGCCGCACAAAAACGATGCTAAACAGGGGGTGTTACAAAGTCAAGGATTGTGGAATCCGCCCTCACAACAAGAATCCCGTTCACCGCAGTTGTGGCAACGATAGTGGGCGTGTTCTGGTCGCATCGGCGTGTAGCAATGCCCGCAAATGACAGACCAGTCGAGGCTCTCAGGAGCCTTCCACGGCTCAGGTTTAGGGTCTTCGCCCATCCTGCCGCCGACCACTAGAAGCCGCCGTAGACCTCGGCGAAAATGACTCTGGTAGTGATGACTGTGGATTGATTTGTCAACTGCTCAAGTTTCCAAACATACGAAGTGTTTGGCTTGTATTTCCACGCTCCGTGGTTTTCCCCTGACTTACCGCCGCTTTTGCCTGCGGTGACGAGGGTGATGTCGATGGTGGTGCCGCCGCTGATTGAGGTGGGGTTCGTGTAAAACAGGGTGGTTGGTGTCGTGTTTTTTGTGCGGTTGAGGTTGACTGGCGTGATTGCGGAAGTTCCGTTCGTAACGGTCGGGGTTTCGAGCATCGTCATTTTGACTGGTTCGGTGCCTGATTCGAGTTCATACAAGGTGATGAGTGGCGGATTTGCGGCAGTTTTGATTTGCAGATAGGTGGTTTGATTACCAGTAAGCGAAGTGGAGAACACCACTTGGTAAAGCAACCCAGCCAACGACATCTCGAGCGGTTCGAGGCGGGAAAAGTGGTTAGTCATCGGTTTCTGGCTTTCGCATACCGTACTCGAAAAGTTGAGTGTCCTCACTCAACCAGTCATCACCTGTTTCAACAGTCCAATCGTATGTGTTGACGAGTCTTTCAATCACCAGTTCGTCTTTTACGGTGAACGAAGGCTCAAAGAGGCGGACCCTGTTGTTTGGTTGGATGGCAATGTTTCCGTTGTCGAGTTCGATGACATGCCCGCATTTGTGTTCGTTCGGTGAGTTTGAGTAGCCGCAATCGACCGTGTTCGGGTCGGGTGTGTGCCAGTCGAGCGTGAAAAGGTAGCGACCTTTATGTGTTTCGCCTTCCCTGTCACGGTAAGACATACGCATGCCGCCAAGTGCGTCGAACTCGGTGACGGTGACGAAGTTTGAGAGACAGTCCCACAAAACGAGGTCTTTGAGGTGCATTGGCGGTGCGTCTTCGTGTGTGCAGAACGCTGAAATAGGCATCCTCCACCATAATCCTCCGTCTTCCATAAGGAAGTGGAAGAGTGGCGGTTTTCCAACCATTGAGGCGACGCCGAAAACGACGCAGGGAAACTTTTTGTCGTGCGAATCCTGTTGGTCCCTGAGGAAGTTGCCCCTCACATACCACTGTTGGATAGGGATGTTGGCGTTTAGTTCTGGCATGCCGAACACGCTTCGGTTATGTTGCCGTTGCGAACTCGACGATATTCTTCCTCGAGAGCCTTGATGGTTCGCATGAAGTTTTCGATTTCGGCTGGTCCTACGAACACTTTGCGGAGATAGATGATTGCGGAAGCGATTTCTTGTGCCGTCATAAGAGACAGAACACTAGACGCTTGTTTCGTTGTCCTCCGTCGACTGGAGTGGATAAAGGGTGGTCCATTCACTTCCCCATAGGTTGCAGGGGTGCTTGCCAAGTTTTATGGCGATTTCGTCTGCTGAACGCCAACTGACCCGTCCGCCACGCTTCCAAATGGCAACTGTAGCGGGATGAACCCCAACATGTTGTGCAATGTCTTGAAGGGAAGTGTCGTTGTCAAACTGGCGAAGTATCGGTGCCGCCGAAAGAAACATTTTGAACGATTCCGTTTTGCGTTTCGTCACGCTTGCCTCTCCTTTTTTCCTTCGTCAACTCGCCAAAACTTTTTCCCGCCATCTTTTTCTTGAAGTGGCTGATGTTGTTTGCCGTGATGCCGATTTTGGTCGTGGGCAACATGATAGCGAGAAGGTCGTTCGCATCCTGTGACAGGTAACCCGCCGTTTCGAGTGCTTCGGTAGTTGAGAACACTTCGGCGTGGCGTTCGCCGTCGATGAAATGGTCCTCCAGTCCGCCCGTGGAGAACAGGTAACGGAAGTTGTTGGGGAAACGGTGGGCGTTCACTTTGAACAGCGAAACTTCTTTGGTGTAGGCATAAAACAGGAGATGTGGGTTAGCATTGGCGATGTCAAGCCACAAGTCGAGGTACCACTCGGCGAAGAAGTCGCCTGCGTCGTGGATTCTGATTGCTGGAAGTCCGCTTCGTGCCCAGCCCTGCATCCAGTCGTCAAGTTGGTGGTGTTCGATTGGATGCGGTAGTTGTCGTGGTCCGACGATGCGGTTGAACTTTGGTTGCCGCAACTCAAACAGCATCGCATCACGCCATTCTTCAGGTGTGTCAAGGACGAACTGGAGGTTGCGGTCGTGTGCCGCTTTGACATTCTTGAACAGGTAGGTGCCGTTGCGGGCGTAGCACAACTGGGCGCAGATTCCTGCCTGCGGGCAGGTCTTGAACCTTGTGCCGTCAGGGAGCGTCGTGTACCACGCTGGAATCGTCCAGTTCCAAATGCGGTGCGGTTTCAGTTCGCTGTTCTGTGTCAACAAGCCCATCGTCGAATAAGGATAGTTGGGAGGTATCAGGGGTATGGATGTTGGCGAGGACCGTCGCATAAAGGTTTGGGTCGTCGCCGATGAACTCGTGGGAGAAGCAGAGGGTGCGTTTCAACTCCCAGCGGCTTGTGCCAGTCGAGTCTTCCCTTGCCATCTCGTTCTTGCTGGTCGGTTTCCATAGCGGGCTGTTATTGCGGTAGCCGCCCATTCGGGGGTGGGAGGTCTTCGAGAAGTATCGGTATCCCTCCCTCAGCATGAGCATCCCTAACGCATCCGAGAGCCTCACACCTATCCCCATGCCCTGATAGTCGGGCAGGATGACGGTTCGATGTCCTCGTCTGGCTGGTTGAGGGATTGTGCCTGACGGGTAGGTGATATATGAGGTGAAGCCCACCAGATTGCCGTCTAGGACCCCGCAGATTGCGCCGTGACCGTTGTAGGAGCCTGAGAGGTAGTGGTGGCGTCTAAACAGGCTCCAGAGGCGTCTCCCGTCGCATCTGAAGAGGTCTACGGTTTCAGCCACGGGTGATGGTGCCCACATGCTCATCGAGGGCGATAGCCCAATGGTTGGTCGTTCGCCGCTGGTTGGGGTGGATGACTTCGTTGCTGTCGGTGTCGACCATCCAATCGTGGCGGAGCCATTCAGTGACATCACGGTGGCAGGTGGCAACAACGATTCGGGGGAAAACCAGTGTGTGACGATTGAGTGATTCGCATAGGCTCCGTGCCACGGTGCGGTCAACGAGGCTTGTGAACTCGTCTACAAACAGAATGGATTTATTGTGGGAAGCAACTGAGAGGCGTCTAGCAAGTTGTGCCCGATACTGCTCGCCGTTCGACAGCATGTGAAAGGGCTTGAACCATTGGGGTACTGAGTTGAAACCTGCCGCCGTAAGCATTTGAATCGCATGACTTGAGATAGCAAAATGGTCCAAAATGCAGAAACTTGGGTGCCAGTCATAAAGACCAACTTCATTTTCTAGTTGAGGGTCAAATCCTGCGTTCAAAAGTGCTTGTGTTTTACCTGAGCCTGATGAGCCGACAACAATGCCGATGGTGAAACTGGTTGTAAGGAGCGGTTTGAGGTCAAAAGGTTCGAATCGTGGTTGAGTTGGCGGGGGCGTAAAATCAAACATTTTGGCGACTTCTCTCGCCGTTGACGAATAGGCAAAAGGTTTTGCGTCTAGTTGATGTTGATGTGGTGTGGTGGTTCCGCTACTTTGCTCGGCTCCCATGATTCCTCCTTCTGAAGCATGCGGTCAATGAACTCTTCAGAGGAAACAAGTTCTTGTTTGAGTCTAAAGATTTGCATGTTCAAGCGTTCAACGACCTGCAAAGTAGCGGCGAGGCGTTCGCACACTTCGGCGTAGCGGTTTTCGAGGTCTGGCGTTGACATTACCGACCATGATACAGCATGGTTGAGTGTCCGTGGTGAATCTCAACTTTACCACCATAAAGATTCGTAGCGTTTTACCGCCGACTTATCAAGATGCAGTTCGTAGTTGGCTTCCTTGTAGCCGAGTTTGGCGCAATAGTTCTCCCACCACTCCCAACGCCACCTGTTGAACAAAGCGTGGGGCACTTTTTTGCGGTCCGTCCAATCTTTGGGTATTCCAGCCACCTCCAAGAGTTGCCGTGGAGTCGGTCCAAGAGTGACGATGATGTGTGTAGCCACCACAGGCACCTCAGGAGCCTGCTCGGCGCAAATGGCAAGTTGTTCCCACGGACACCCAAAAGCGTCCAAGTCGATAAGGTCAAACTCCGTCAGGTCCAAGCCTTTCATCACCTTGCGGTTATCGCCCATGATTATCGAAGGCTTGAGATACTTCGCCTTGTCGATTCCGAGCGTCGTGATGTTGATGTTTGGGCAAAGCCTTCGCATCGCCCCCCAAACGATTTCTTGTCCAGCGAAAGCGTCCAACACATGCACCTCAGATTTCCCGATGCGCTCAAGCGCCTCCTTGCGGACCCGCAACTTGGTCGACAAATGACTATTCGGTGTAAGAACTTGCCGTCGCATCAGTGTGTCGCTGATGCAATCTCGACGCCGTCCACCTGCGCCAGTGCAGTATTCAACTTCTCCGTCACTACACCCTGCAAGGTGATTGGAGCCTTGATGAGCCAATACGAGTTGTGGAACGGCTCGAGATTGCGCTTGCGTTTTTCGTTGGGTTCGTCGATTACTTCCCCAATGAGTTTCTGGAGGTCAATCGCATCAAATTC